CCAGTGCCGGTTCGTGTACTCACATCCAGGTGAAGGAGGTATCATGAAATGATGAAGACGCAGGAGCTTCCCTTTTACAAGGGAGACGCGGATGGGTATTTCTATACGTGGTCAAGTTCGACAAACACTAATAAAAGTGACTTTGCGACTTGGATGAATCTACCCTCGAGATATTATGAGGGCATGGCGTCGGCGACTACGAAGTTGCCTTTGCCGTCCACGTACGGATCCCAGACGTTTACGTCAAGCGAGAACGAGCGACCTATTTTTAATAATTGCTCGAATCACAAAGTGAGGGGGATGAACGTGCCATTTGCATACTGCAATTTAGCGTATGGATCAACCAACAGTTTTTATGTTGCTAAATTCACGCGCGCAGCTATGCCCGGCGGTTTAGGCATTGGAAATGCCATCGTCGAACTGGCCCCATCCTTCAACTCGTCTGACGGCGCTTCTCGTCGCGCATGGTGGAGTATGCAACCCCGATTTGAGGGGGAGTTCCAAGCTCTCAATTTTATTTATGAGCTTAAGGACTTCAAAGACATTGCTAAGGCGCTTGGAAAAATACGCCCTGGTAAAGTCACCTCAGTCGTGTCGTCTATTAAACGACAAATTAGACGGTTGCGTACGCAGTTAAGGAACGGGAGTAATGTTGAAAATGCTACCCGAGCCTTGAACCTCACCACGAAGACCCTAGCCGAGGTTTATTTGGCAAAGACATTTGCCTATGACCCAACCATCCGTGATTTAGCTACATTATACGGACAGTTGCAGAACCTCACGAAAGAAGTGCAACAGGAATTTTTCAGCCGAGGTCAACAGACCCAGGCATCTCACTATTCTGAAGAACTAGATAGTGAGAATTCTGTCACCGCGGGCACCTATAATAACTACTGGCGCTCTACCGGTGTTACATCCTCAACTCTCTTTACCGCAACAATGGAATACCGTTACGGTTACAAAATGAGATCTGAGTATGATGCACTTCGACGGTACTACGGCATGGATCTAAACGCGAATGTCGTTTGGAATGCTCTACCATTTTCTTTCGTAATTGATTATGTATTAAAGGTAGACCAAGCGATGTCCTTCATGAACATCGATCCGAACGTTGAGCTCCGCTTAATGCAATACTGTGAATCGGTTATAACAAAACGAAACGCAGGCGTTATGTGGAATAGAGCTTATGGATCGAACCTGTACTACACGCACTCTACCTCAAAGTTTGGCATGACATTACTTGCCGGCTATGAGGGATCGTGGTATGTCCGCAGAGTCACAACTCCAAATAAAGGGGCTGCTTTACCGCGGCTTACATTGCCTAGTTCGAAACAGGCAACAAACCTTGCGGCTCTACTCCGTGCGATGTGGTGAAAGTACACGTTAGCTTTTAACCCTAAGTTGCTGCTTTGCAGCCGTCAACCGCCGACGTTATGGCGATTAACATACAACAAAGGACAAGACCAATGGCACTTTTTTTCCGACCCCGTTGCTTTAACAGACGGAACCGACACAAGAACGTATTCCCAGTTGGCCCCCATTTCCAATCTCTCCGGAAAACAAACTGGAGGGGAATGGATTGAGGATGCCGCCGACGCTTCAGCGAAATCGAAACTTATCGCTAAGCATGATCGGCGCCCCGCAAACTATCAGCGGGACCTTCTTTCAAAGTCCATCTGGCTCGCGCCAGCTGCGGACTCTGAGGGGGTCCTCAGGCAAGTAACGATCAACTTGACCGTGAACGCCCACCCTCTGTTTACAGAGGATGAACTCCAACCTGAGTTTAACGTCTTGATCGACGCAGCGCAGGAAGCCAATTTTCTTAAAGGCCTGCGGACAGGCAAAATCTAGATGTCTGCCCACAATAGCTTTAAAGCTATTTTCCTACGCGTTCTAGCTCACCTTTACGTTTCGATTAGCCGTCTTCCCGAGAAACACGGGGGTAAGTTAAGAGGCGCTATTGGCTGGAGAGTTAGATGGCTAAGAACAACACCATTCGCTCTGAAAAGCCAAAAGGCCACAACGGCCAACAGACCGCAGCCAGAATTGCAAACTGGCCGAAGCGAACTAATTACGCGGATCATACTCAGACTATCGTTCCTTCTGATATTCTGGATACTCTACGCGTTATGCTTTGCGATCTGCGAAACCTTCAACCTGGATATGGATATGCTGACTATACTCGAGACGATGAAACATTATCT